GACTATCGTCATCTAAAATTTTCTTTCTTTCTGCAGCCTTTACTTGAGTCAATAATTCACTTGTGGATAATCCAATTGCAGCTGCGAGCTTTTTCTTTTCAATAACATTGAGTTTATCGAACTCTGCCGCAGTACCCACAACTCTCAATACTTCTTTTTGTACGGTTAGCATATCATCATTAAGAACTGCTCTTCTTGCCATATCTAAATTCAAATCTCTTCCGAGTAAAACACTTGCCTCCATTTCTGCATTCACAGAACTTTCAAAATCTAAAAGTGAATCTGCAACTTTAGCAGTTATTGCTAAGTTACTTCCAAGTTTTCTTGCTGCAACCGCAGCATCTAATAAATTCTTTCCACCATCTTTAGCATAGTTTGCAAAAAACTCTGCATCTTCCGTGACATCTGCAAATACCTTACTTGGTATTACTTTATTTTGTAAAGCTAACTCACGAGTAGACATAATCAATGCATCTGCTTGGTCTTGTGACAATCCACCAATTGCTCTCATATTTTCTCTCATCACAATCAAGTCACTAGCACTCATTCCAATTTGTACAGATGTATTGATAAGATTACCTAAAAAGTTCTTTGACTCCTTTACAGTTCCACCCAACTCTTCTCGTATTGCAATTTGTGCACTCTTTATCTCATCTCCACTAACACCCAATAGTGCGAATTGAA